TATTTTGACATGGTCGGCTACGGCAACCATACACCGGTGTTGAAAAAGTCGATGGAGGCGGATTTGACGGCAAGTCTGCACAGCATCGCATTCCGGGCGACCAAGGCCGAATGCCTCGACCTGCCGGAAACCACCGACATAATCAGAACCGTGGAATTGGAGCCCGCCGCCATGAAGGTCTACCGCGACCTTGTCAAAGAGAGCTTCGCGGAGCTCGGCAGCGACAGTAAGGTTACCGCCACAAATATCCTGACCCGCTTGCTTCGGCTCTCGCAGTTAACAGGCGGATTCATCGGAGATGACGAGGGCGGCGCTCCTAAAAATATCAGCCACTCAAAACTGAACGCCCTGTCCGACATATTAGACAACGCCGTGCAGGAGGATAAAAAGCTGGTTGTCATAGCCCGCTTCGTGCCGGAAATCAAGGCCATCTGCTCCATGCTCGAAAAAAACAACATCGGATATTCCTGCATCATGGGCGGCGTGACCGACAGGGATGAACAGGTCAGCCGTTTTCAAAACGACCCGGACTGTCAGGTGTTTGTGGGACAAATCGCCACGGCGGGCTTGGGCATCACCCTCACCGCCGCCAGTACGCTGGTGTTCTACTCCACCGATTACAGCATGAGCAATCATGAGCAGGCGCGGGCCCGCATCCACCGTGTGGGGCAAAAGGAGAACTGCACCTACATCTACCTCGTTGCCAAAGGCACGGTGGATGAGAAAGTGTTGAAAACCCTGCAAAACAAGGCCGACCTTGCCCGGACGCTGGTGGACGACTACAGGAAAGGGCTTAACCCATTCCAATGAACCGCCGCAGGCGCGTTCATTTATGAAAGGAAATTCTATGGATAAATTATTCAATCTCGCGGATAAGCTCCGCGAACTGCGGGAAGAGAAGAACGACCAGACCGCTATCTTGAAGGACGTCAACTCCGAAATCGACTCGGTGGAGTATGAACTCGCCCAGGCAATGGTTGATGCCGAATGCCCCAACTTCACGCGCGGCGACAGGCAGTTTGTCCTCACGATGCGGACGTACTGGTCAGCTGCGGACGGGCAAAAAGACGCGCTCTACGATGAGCTTAAAAAGCAGGGACACGAGAGCCTCTTTACCGTCAATTCGCAGACCCTCGGCAGTTTTATCCGCGAGCAGGCGGAAAACTACGCCGCCGAACATGACGGCGAAGAAGGCCTTCCCGACTGGCTGACCGGCAAGGTCAAAAGCTATGACGGCGTCGGCATCACCATCAAAAAATCCAACAAATAAGGAAAAGGAGAAATTTATCATGTCTACTGGCAAAAACGAATTGGCGACACAAAACGCCTCCGGTTTTCTCGCCGAAACAGGCGGGGACATCAGCGAGCTTATCCGTCAGGAATTGGACGGCTTCGACCTCACTTTTGACAAGGTGAAAATCCCGTCCGGCGGCGGCCTTGCCTATGAACTGCCCGGAGAGGACGGCGAGCCCATCCCCGTCCCGGAATTTTCGGCGGTCATTCTTTATCATCATCCGCTCAATGTCTACTACAAAACGGCGTATCAGGGAGGGAACGCGCCACCGGACTGTTTCGCGGTTGACGGCAAGCTCGGTGTCAAGCAGGAGACCGGCGAGGTCTGCTGCTGCGACAGCTGCCCCCTCAACGAATTCGGCTCGGCGGACGACGGTTTCGGCAAAGCGTGCCAGAACCGTAGGCACCTTTACATTTTGCGTGAAGGCGAATGTCTGCCCATGCTGCTGTCCCTGCCCGCGACCTCGTTAACGGCGATGCGGGAATACACAAAAACTCTGCTGAGAACAAGGTGTTCAAGCGATACCGTGGTGACGCGCTTCGGTCTGCAAAAGGCCGTCAGCAAAAACACGGGCAAGGACGAAAACGGCAAAGAAAAAGGCAATATCACCTATTCCCAGGTGAAGCTGAAAAAAGAGCGAGGTCTGACCGCGGAAGAGTGCGCTTACATCAAAAAGCTGGCGGAGCAGGTCAAGGTCTACAGCAAGACCGCCCCCGTCGCCAATGATGCCGATGTTGCTGTCGACCCCGAAACGGGCGAAGTTATAGAGCCGCTCAACTAAAAAGATGTCCGGGCTTGGGAGCGTGACCCGCTCCCAAGGCTCCGGCGGAAAGGAAACACGCTATGTATAAATGTATAACAAAAATCGCTGAATTAAGGGATTATCTCAATCTTGCGGGCATCGTTGCTTTTGACTTCGAAACCGCCCCAGACGAAAAATACCGCGATGAGGAAAAAGCGGCCCTCGACCCGCACAAGGCACATATCGTCGGCATTTCGTTCAGCAAAGCCGAAGGCGGCGGCGTCTATCTTCCCGTTGCTCACAAGGTCGGGAAGAACGCCGAAAATCTCACGGAAATATGGCAGTGGCTTGCGGAGGAGTTTTTCGCCAGTGCAAGCATTATAAAAATAGCCCACAACCTCGCCTTTGAATCTATGTTCCTGTATGCCCGCGGTATTGTATTGCAAGCCCCGGCCTACGACACCATCGCCGCAAGCCAGCTTACCCTCAAAGGCAACACAGCGTTTCGCTCCCTTTCCGACAGCGGATTGAAAACCCTTGTGCCGGAACTGTTCGGCGAGGAGCTACCATCTTTCAGCGAGGTCACGGGAGGCCGCCATTTTGACGAGCTTGACCCTGACGATCCCGAAACCGTCCGCTACGCCTGCGCCGACTCGGATTACAGCTTGCGGCTGTATTATCTGTTTAACGGCTGGTTTGATAAATGGATGCCGAAGCACCGCGCCGTCGTGGAACAGATAGAATCCCCGACAGCCGTCTACTGCGGACTTATGAAGTATAACGGGATTTGGGCGGACGCCGGGCTTATGACCGCCAAGTCAGCAGAGTGCGAGGATCGGTTCGTCAAGCTGCGGGAGGATATCGCCTTCATCATCGGCGACGTGAATATAGGCGCGAACTGCTCTACATCTGCGTTCAAGCAATATCTGTATAAAGACCTCGGCTTGCCCGTGCGGAAAACAACGGCCACGTATCAGGAGGCCGCGGACGATGAGGCCATGATTCTGCTGCATGAGTGGTGCGAAACAAACCGCCCCGAACTGGCGCCGCTGTTCAAATTGGTTCAGGAATACCGCCGCTGGGGAAAAATCAAGTCAACCTATGTGGACGGATATATGAAACATATATCTCCCGTTACCGGGCGCGTACACGCCGACCTTATGCCCCTTGCCACCGAAACCGGCCGTTTCGCCGCCCGCAACCCCAACCTTCAAAATATGCCGAGGGCGGGAGCCGACGACGTGGGCGTCAGGAATTTCTTCATAGCCCCGGAGAGCAAGGTTCTGTTATCGCTGGATTTCTCGCAAATCGAACTTCGCGTCGGCGCTTTCTACTGCCGGGACGAAAAGATGCTGGAAACCTACCATACAGGCGGCGACATACACGACCAAACGGCAACGGTTATTTATGGCGAAGGTGCCCATGACAAAGAGCAACGCACCATAGCTAAGAACGTAAACTTCGGCACTTTCTTCGGATTGTTCCCCCGCGGACTCCAGCGCACATTGAAATTCAAAGCCAGGCTGGGTGTGTCCCTTGAGCAATGCGAGCGGATCATCTCCAACCTTAAAGCCGGGTATCCGAAATTATCGGAATGGCAGGAGGACACAAAAGCGGCGGCGGCAATCAGGCGATATACGGAAACACTGTCGGGGCGCAGGCGCTATCTTCCCGATATTAATTCTACCGTTTGGAGCAAGAAATCCTTCGCAGAACGCTGCGCTCTTAACAGCCCTATACAAGGCACGGCGGCCGACGTCCTCAAACTGGCGCTGGGCAGGATCATCACGGGACTGCCTGACAGACCATGGCTCCGACCGCTTCTGCAGATACACGACGAGCTCGTTTTCGAGCTTCCCGCTAATAAAACAATAGACGCAATCGGGTTCATTAAGGCCTGCATGGAAGCGCAGCCTTTCCCCGGTTTTGACGTACCCATAACAGCCGAAGCCGCCGTTGGTGTGCGCTTTGGTGAGATGAAGGAGGATTTTTAAGATGGATTTATACAAAAGGGCGGTAATGGTCGCCGAACATATTATTGAGACCCGTGACACGGTCAGGGAGGCCGCGAAGGCATTCGGGATCGGCAAAAGCACCGTTCACACCGATATCGTGAAACGGCTGAAGCATGAGAATTACTCATTGTACGAAGAAGCCGCGGCTGTGCTGGAACAGCATCTGCAGGAGCGGCATATCCGGGGCGGCGAGGCGACAAAAGCCAAGTTCGAGGTTTTGCGCGCCGTTACAAAAAAGGCGGAGGTATAGCAAAATGTCAGATATTAACAACCCTAAAAATATTAAAAAATTTACGGAGGAACAGACAATGTATAACAACGGCAATGAAAAATCCACAAGGCAAATACTGAAGAACGTAGCCCTCGCGGCCTGCGTACCGACCAATTATCAGCGCGGCACCGACGACGCCCAGGTCGCGGACATCGTGAACGGCTTTGACGAAGCGAGGCTCGGCGCACTTACCGTATCCCTGCGCGACGGGAACTACCATATCGTGGACGGTCTGCACCGCTCCAAGGCTATGAAAGCCCTCGGTTACACCCACGCTTTGTGTATCGTGCTGACGGGCATGACCTACGAGCAGGAGGCGGAATATTTCCGCAAACAAAATGAGAACAAGCGCATCATTTCCACCTTTGACGATTTTAAGGCGGGCCTTGAGTCCAAGAACGAGACCTGCATGAAGATTGACAAAATCGTCAGGGCTAATGACTTTCAGGTAGGCAGGGGCGGCTTTTTCAAAATCGCCGCGATCAGGGCACTGTTCACCATAGTCGAGGATTACGGCTTTGACGTGCTTGACGACACCCTCTGCCTTATCGCCGCCACGTGGAACGGGATAGCGAAAGCCTCCCAGATTGAGAGTTTACTGGGTGTAGCTGAGTTCGTACACCGTTACGGTATGGTTGAATTCTCCGAGCGGCTACGCGACAAGTTTACGGTGATTTGGTACGAGTATTCCGAATCTATGCGCGTCAGGGGCTCCGTCGGCTCGAACGCCTCCCGCAAAAAGTTCTGCCGTGCCCTTGTGGAATATTACAACAAGGGGCTGGGCAGCAAAAGTAAAAAACGCCTTGTGTGGGAGGAATAAAGAATGTTAGTCGATATCAGAAAAATAAAGGTCACGGAACGTATACGCAAAGAAGTAGGCAAGATTGAGGAGTTGGCGGCGAACATACGGGAACACGGTCTCATTATGCCGATTGCCGTTATGCCGCTTGGCGGCGGGGAGTATCAACTCCTCGCAGGCCTCCGGCGGCTGAGAGCCATGGAGCTTAACGGCGAAACGGAAATAGACGCCAAGGTGTTCCCCGCGTCAGATGCGGAAGCCGCGCTCAAGATAGAATATTCTGAAAACGACCAGCGCGAGCCGTTTACCTATTCGGAGAACATGGATTACGCGCGGTTGGCCGAGGAAATCGAAACGGCAAAAGCGAAGGAACGTATGCTGGCCGGAAAAAGTCCCGAACGCACAGACCCTGTGGACCATGGTCCACAGGGTGGCAATAAAAGCCGCGACGCAATCGGCGCGAAAATCAACATGAGCGGCAGGCAATATGACCGCGCGAAATATATCGCTAAAAACGCGCCCCAAGAGATTATTGACGAGCTTGACCGCGGCGAACGAAAAATCCGCAGCACATACGATGAGCTCCGCGCCAAAGAAAAAGCCGCCGCACAGCCTCAAGAAGAAAATATAGCGGCGGAAACGGCGCCCGCCGCCGTGATTCCCGCTGCAACAGAGCCGAAATCAGATACCAAGAAAGAAGCGGAGTTGCAGCCTGCGGCCAAGCCGGAGCCGCAATCCCAAAAGCCGCCCCCTCACCCGTTCCGCGGCAAAACAGACCCCGCGCTTGAAAAACTCAGGGCGCAGGAGGCCGAGGCTGCCCGCAAGAGGCAGGAGTTCGATAACCTTTCCCCGGATGAAAAAATCGCGGAGCTTCAGAGCCGCCTTAAAGAGGAGCGCATCCGCGCCAACGACGCCGAGTCAAGGCTTGAGCGGGAAAAGGAACTGCGCCGTAACGACGTTTATCACCGTGACGGGACGATTGAGATGCTTAACGGCCGGGTTGCATCCCTTGAGGCCGCCCTGGACGCAGCTAACGCGAGGATAAGAGAACTGGAGGAAAAACATGAGCGTCAATAAATATAACCATGAGCGGTACCCCGACCCTACGGCATACGAGGCTCTGACGGCGGTGCGGCGCGAAGAAAAAAGGAGAAGCCGTGTCTACCGCCCGCTGGTATACATATGCAGTCCCTTCGCCGGTGACGTTGAGCGGAACATAGAGAACGCCCGGAAATATTGCGCTTTCGCCGTTAAACAAAAGGCCATACCCCTCGCGCCCCATCTTCATTACCCGCAGTTCATGGACGACGGCGACCCCGCCCAACGGAAAGACGGCCTGCGATTCGCTTTGATTCTGCTGGTCAAATGCGACGCGCTGTGGGTGTTCGGGGAGCGGATATCGGAGGGGATGAAGAAAGAAATCGCTAAGGCCCGAAAAAAAAGCATCCCCATCAAATTCTTTACAACGGATTGCGAGGCAAGGATGATATGACGTTTCCCAAAGAACTTACCGATTTAAAACAATGGATATGCTGGCGGCTGGAGCCCGACCCCAAAGGCGGCAAGGACAGAAAAACGCCTTACTGCGCCTTGAGCGGCAAAAAGGCATCCTCCACCAATCCCGAAACATGGACGGACTGCGAGACCGCCCTCGAAATCAAGGGAAAATATCTTTATACGGGCGTCGGCTTCGTATTCGTCAGGGACGGCGGGCTCGTCGGCGTGGACATAGACCATTGCCTCGACGCCGCCACGGGCGAGCTTAACCAAACCGCCGCCGACATCCTCGCCATGCTGCCCCCGACCTACATCGAGGTCAGCCCTTCGGGTACGGGGCTGCATATATTCCTTAAAGGCGAGATGCCCGAAGGCGGCTGCAAAAACGCCAAGACCGGCGTTGAGATGTACGCCCATAGCCGGTATTTCACCATGACGGGGCGGAAATACAAAGGCGGCGCCGATGGTATCGCCGAAGACGGCGGCGCGCTGCGTAAAATCCATGCCACCTTTATCCGCCCCAATCAAAAGCAGCCGAGAAAAAAGAAGCGGCAGGCCTCGGCGCCCCTTTCCGATGAGGAGTTGTTGGAGAAAGCCCGGCAATCCGGCGCGGGTGAAGCTTTTGCCCTGCTGTGGGACGGCAAGTGGCAGGATTTGTTCGGCAGCCAGTCCGAGGCGGATATGTCCCTTTGCTGCAAGCTGGCGTTCTGGTCGGGGAAGAACCGCGAACAGATGGATAGGCTCTTCCGGCAGTCGGCGCTTATGCGCCCGAAATGGGATGAAAAACATCATGCCGACGGCGCTACCTACGGCGAGGAAACCTTGAACAAAGCCGTCGAAGCCACCGAAAACGTCTACAGCCCGGATTCCGACGCCCCCGTGTTTCAGTTCGACGGACGGTATTTCCGAGCCAAGGGCGACAAGATTTATCCCCTTACCAATTTTATCGTGGAGCCCGTGGAGATGCTGCTGGCGGAGGACGAGGCGCAGCTTACCGCAGACCTTATTACAACGGGCGGCGAAACCTTCCGCCAGACCTTTATGGCTTTCGACTTCGCCAACCCGCAGAAGTTCAAGGGCGTGTTGAATAAACGTACTATAGCTTTGTCCTATCTCGGCAGCGAGGGCGATTTGGAATTATTCAAGGGTTATGTGAGCGACCTGCCCTGGGACAAAAAGAAAGGCATCCGCGCCATCGGTATCCATGAACATGGCGGCAGGCCTGTGTTTGTGTCGGGCGAGGGCGCTTGCGAGGCGGGCGGCTCCGCCGTGGACGACATCGTGCAGCTTGAAAAACAGCAATCCATTCAAAGCAGTATTTTATCTAAGAAAATGATAACGGCGGAACAAATGAAACAAATCGGTACATGGCTTATGGCTTTCAACGAGCCCGCCAAAACCGTGGCCGTGCTTGCGTGGTCTGCGGGCTGTTTTATCAAGCCCCACCTGCGGAAAGCGAACATAAAGTTCCCGCACCTATTTCTTATCGGCGAGGCCGGGAGCGGCAAATCAAATACCCTTGAGCGGGTTATACTGCCCATCTTCTCCCGTACAAAAGTCACCGCCGCGACCCAGGTGACGGCGTTCACCCTTATGCGTGAATCGGCCTCCTCCAATCTCATACCCCAACCCCTTGACGAATTCAAGCCGTCCAAGATGGACCGCTATAAACAAAGCGTCCTGTATAACCATTTCCGGGACGCATACGACGGGCATGAAGGTATCCGCGGCCGCGCTGACCAGCAGACAATAACCTATGAACTGCTCGCCCCTATGGTCGTGGCCGGGGAGGAGTCCGCCGACGAGGCGGCGGTGAGGGAACGCTCCATTGAACTGCTGTTCTCCAAGAAAGACCTGAAAAGCGCCGATTGCCGTGCGGCGTTCCGTAAGCTGTGTATCCGCGAGGATTTGCTCGGCGCTTTCGGTCGGGGCTTATTGGACGCCGCCCTGCGGACGGATTTCAAGGAAGCCGCCACATGGCATGACGAGGCCCTCTCCTCCTTTTCCGACGCGCTCCCGGCGAGGGTGGTCAGCAACCTTGCCTGCGCCGATGCCGGGCTTCGCCTCATGGAAAAGCTGTGCGCCGCTTTAGGTTTGACATGGCATGAGGTATTTCCGATCGGCCTTTCCGACTGCCGCTGTTTCTTGGAATCCGGCGTCAGGGAGTATCTGTTCGACGGCGGCGACAGCAACAAGAGCGTGGTGGAGCAGACCTTTGAGGTCATGGCTCGGATGGGGCTCGACGGGGAAAGCGAATACAACCTCAGTCCCGACGGCAAAGTCCTCAGCCTGTGGCTCAACCACATTTACGACAAATATACTAAGTATCGCCGCGAATACGCGGTGTCCGGGGAGGTTTTGGTCTATGCGCAGTTTAAAAAGCAATTGGAACACAGCGATATCTTTATCGCCAAGAACAAGCAGATGTGGCTGGGCAGCGACAACCGCAAGGTCTGGCAGGTGGATTTCGGCGTCCTCACCTCACGGTGCGACGTGTCGGGGTTTGAGCCGAACCCAAAGCCCCTGCGGGATTCTAACCTCTAACTTTTCATGCTTCAAAGAAGTTAGGGTAAAAAACACAGATGTATCGAGGCTTCGCCCCCGTTTCCTAACTTCTATCTTTTATAAAAGTATAGGTATAGGAAAAACGAATACACGCACCTGCGCACGCACACGCGCACGCGCGCATATAGCCGAAGCTCTGCAAATGGAGGTTAGCGGGTTAGAAGTTAGGAAAGGATGTAATCATCGTGTTGGAAAAAGACATCACCAATAAAATTATGAAATATCTAAAGACCGTCCCCGCTTGCTTTGCGTGGAAGACCCACGGCGGGATGTATGGTACAGCCGGGATGCCCGATATCGTCTGCTGTATCGGCGGCCGGTTTGTGGGGCTGGAGGTTAAGCAGCCCGGAAAGAAGCTGACCGCCCTGCAGGAGGACGCCATCAACAGAATAAACGCCGCTGGAGGGATCGCCGCCATGGTGACAAGCGTGGGCGAGGTCAAGGAAATCCTCATGGGGATGAATGATAAAAGTTTATGAAAACAAATACGGTTAGGAGGCCCGGCGTATGGACGCGAAAGAATACCTTTCCCAAATCGGGAAAATCCAAAAACGAATAAAATGCCTGACGGAGCAGCTGCGCTTCATGCGCGACGCCTCCGAATGCGTCACCTCCGTCATCAGCGATATGCCAAAGGCCGCAACCCGCAACATACACCGCCTTGAGGATTCCGTGATCCGCATATCGGAACTGGAGGATAAACTGAGTCAGGAGCTCGACAAACTGGCCGAAGCCAACAGGTTCATCTGCTGTCTGCCAGACCCTCAGTGGCAGGACGTGATAATAAAGCGGTACCTCAATAAAATGATGTGGGATGAGATTACCTCCGAGATTGACCTGAGCTCCCGCCAGACTTACCGCATACACGGCCTCGCCCTTGATTTTCTCGACAAGCTTCTCGCCGACGGCAGTGAATGGCAGTCCGTGGCAGTTGATGGCAGTTGACGGCAGTCAATGGCAGTCAATGGCAGTTCGGCGTCAGTAAATGGCAGTCAATGGCAGTTCCAGTCAGTTGAATGGCCCAAAAAGACCTGTTATACTAAGAGAGTAAAAGTTTGCTCAAAAGAGGCGTTCCTTTCAGGGGCGTCTTTTTTCTTTGCATCGAAAGGACTGAAGCCCCATGCCACATAAACCGAAAAGCCCCTGTGCCCGCCCCGGCTGCCCGAAACTGACAGCCGGGCGTTTTTGTGAGGAACACGCCAAAGAGGACGCCCGCGAGTACGAACGCTACCGCCGCGACCCCGAGACCCGCAAACGCTACGGCCGGGCGTGGAAACGAATCCGTGACCGGTACATCGCAAAGCATCCCCTGTGCGAACAGTGCGAGAAAGTCGGACGAATCACCCCTGCACAAGAGGTTCACCATATTTTGCCTCTTTCCGAGGGCGGCACCCATGATGAGGAAAATCTCATGTCTTTATGTTCCTCCTGTCACTCCGGGATTACCCTGACCGCCAACAACCGCAGCCGGGGGTAAGGGGCGGTCTTAATCTCCGGGAGTATTTCCCATTTGCAACGGCGTGGGGTAACGCGCAAAAAATCGCGTAAGTATTTCGGGAATAGGCAAAAAGTTTTATGCATTGATTTATATAGCTTTTTGCCCCGAAACTTACGCCGGAAAACAGGCTGAAAAGAGCCTAAATACGCACAAATAAGTTTTTTTATATAAAAAAGTATCAAAAAGTTTGAGGAGTGATGACCATGGGTACACGGGGCCCGAAGCCCGGAAACGGCGGCAGGCCAAAAAAGCCGCTGGCGGATAAAGTGCTGGAAGGCAACCCCGGCCGCCGGCCACTGGAGATAGTAAAATTCCCGACCGCAGAGCTAAAGGGCGAGGATATGCCGCCGCCCAAGGAATACCTGTCAGAAAAGCAGAAAGACGGCGAGGCCACAATCGCGGCGGAAGTATATGAGAACACATGGAACTGGCTCAAGGCCCGCGGATGCGTTCAGCTTATCCCCACTGAGATTTTGGAGCATTACGCCCAGACTGTGGGGCGCTGGGTGCAGCTTGAGCGCGCCATTACCCTGTACGGCTTCCTCGGCAAGCATCCCACCACCGGCGCGCCGATACCCTCTCCCTTCGTGACAATTGCCGGAGCCTACATGAAACAGGCGAACAACCTGTGGACTACCATTTTCCAGACGGTCAAAGAAAACTGCGCCGCGCCTTTCGAGGGCGGCAACCCCCAGGATGACGTTATGGAACGCTTGCTCCGCTCAAGGCGGGGCTGATTTATTTCAGATTGGAGTTTTTTTGATGTTAGAAAAAGTAAACAAATACCATCCCGACAAGGTGGCCGACCGTATCGCGGGTGCGGTTGTTGACTATGCCTATACGCTTGATGACAACCCCAAAATCGCCGTGGAGGTTCTTATCGGCCATGGCCGGGCGACTGTCATCGCGGAAACAAGCGTAGTCCTTGAGGACAGCGTCGTCGAAGGTGTTGTCGCGCGCATCGCAGGCGTTCCCTCCGAGGACATTGATTTTATTCAGGTTCCTCAAGACCCTCATCTTTCCGAAAATCAATGTGAGGGGTTCCGATGCGGCGACAACGGCGTGTTCACGGCGAAATGGGACGCCGGATATGAGAGGGCCACGGAGCTCGCGCTTGCCCTTGGGGAGCTTTTTCCCTTTGACGGCAAGTATCTCTTTGACTTTGAAAAAAGCAGTGCGACCATATGCCAGTCCAACGCCAAGGCTGCGGACATAGAAAAAGCCGCGGCGCTTTCCGTTTTCAACACGCTTTCTGTCAATCCGCTGGGCGACTGGACGGGCGGCACGGATACCGACACGGGCTGTACCAACCGCAAGTTGGGCAGCGACCAGCCTTTTTGCAACCCCAACGGGCTGCACGGCAAAGACCTGTCGAAAGCGGACGTGTCCGTCAGTATTTACATCAACGCCCTCTCCCGCAAGCTCGGCGGCGTTTTTGTGCAGGCGCATTGTTCCATCGGCGACGAGGCGGTTACGGTTGCTGCCGACGGCAACGCGGAAAAAGTGCCTTTTGCGGACATCGTGAAATTTGCGCGGGATTATATCAACACTCTCGGCGGCTTTGAGAAGTTCGCGGAATACGGAATGAGGTGGGACGGATGAAAACGACAGAACGTTTTGAAAAAGTAAATATTGACAAACTCATCCCGTATGCCCGCAACGCCCGGACGCACAGCAAGGAGCAGGTTCTCCAGCTTCGCGCGTCCATGCGGGAGTTCGGATTCGTCAACCCGGTCATTGTCGACAAGGACTTAAATATCATTGCTGGGCATGGCAGGATCATGGCCGCCAAAGAGGAAGGTATCGCCGAGGTGCCCTGCGTTTTTGTCGAACACCTGACCGACGCGCAAAAGAAAGCCTACATACTGGCGGATAACCGCCTCGCCCTCAACGCGGGCTGGGACGCGGATATGTTGTCGGTGGAGCTCGCTGAATTGCAAGGCGCGGATTTCGATGTGTCTTTGTTGGGCTTTGATGACAAAGAACTGGATAAACTGCTGGGGGCCGATGCGGAGGACGTCAAGGACGACGACTTTGACGTGGAGGCCGAGCTTGAAAAGCCCGTCATTACAAAGCCCGGCGACCTGTGGATGCTCGGCAGGCACCGCCTTGTCTGCGGGGACAGCACGAAGGCTGAAACCTTTGATTTGCTTATGGACGGCAAGGCCGCCAACCTCTGCGTCACCGATCCCCCTTACAACGTGAACTACGAGGGCAATGCGGGGAAAATCAAAAACGACAATATGGCGGACGATAAATTTTATCAGTTCCTCTTTGACGCTTTTACAAACACCGAAAAGGTCATGGCGAAGGACGCCAGCATCTATGTTTTCCACGCCGACACCGAGGGGCTGAACTTCCGCAGGGCATTTGCCGACGCGGGCTTTTATCTTTCGGGGACGTGCATATGGAAAAAGCAGTCGCTGGTGCTTGGCCGCAGCCCGTACCAGTGGCAGCATGAGCCCGTGCTGTTTGGCTGGAAGAAATCGGGTAAACACGCATGGTACTCCGACCGCAAGCAATCCACAATATGGGAATTCGACAAGCCCCGGAAAAACGCCGACCATCCGACCACTAAGCCGATCCCGCTTATGGCGTACCCGATTCTCAACAGTTCCATGACCGGCTGCGTCGTCCTCGACCCCTTCGGCGGTTCCGGCAGCGCCCTCATTGCCTGCGAACAGACCGACCGGGTCTGCCATACGGTGGAGCTTGATGAAAAGTTCTGCGATGTTATCGTAAAACGGGCGATAGAGCAATTCGGGAATTCCGATGAAGTGTTTGTTGTCCGGGGCGGGACGAAAATCCCATACGCGGAGGTGGCCGATCATGACGGATAGAAAATACACCCTCGGTTCTTTGTTCGATGGAAGCGGGGGCTTCCCCCTCGGCGGATTGCTTACAGGCATAGAGCCTCTTTGGGCTTCGGAGGTTGAGCCGTTCCCGATCCGCGTTACTACCAAACGTCTGCCGCAGGTACAGCACTTCGGGGACATCAATAAAATCAACGGCGCGGCCGTGCTGCCGGTGGACATCATCACAGGCGGTTTTTGCTGCCAAGACCTTAGCGTTGCGGGAAAAAGAGTCGGGCTTCACGGCGAACGCTCCGGGCTGTTTTTTCAAATCATCCGCATTGTAAAAGAAATGCGCGCCGCCACCGAAAACGCCTACCCCTCGTTTGTCGTTTTAGAAAATGTGCCGGGTATGTACTCTTCGGCGGGCGGCGCCGATTTTTTGGAGGTGCTCAATGAGCTTATCAAAATCAAACAAGACGGTCTTGTGCCGGACGAAACCCTGTCAATACCTATGCCTGAAAGCGGTCGGTGGTCAACCTCCGGCGAAATTGTGGGAGACAGTTTCTCCCTCGGCTGGCGCACTTTTGACGCTCAATTTTGGGGAGTCGCCCAGCGCCGCCGCCGTTGTTACATTGTCCTCGATCTTGCAGGCGAACGTGCCGGAAAAATACTATTTGACGAAACGCGCCTGCGAGGGCATCCTCCGCAGGGCTGCGGCGCGGGGCAAGAAACTGCCGGAAATCCTGCGGCTGGCGCTGGAGGCTCAGTGCCGGTCTTGATGGATCAGGGCGGCTCGTGCATGGATATTTCGGAAAATGTAACGGGAACGCTCCGGGCGCAGGAACACGGCCACGCACCATGTGTGGTACAGGCGGCGGGCTTTTGTACCGAGCATTCGGCGAAGGCCCGCGGCGTGGGTTTCGAGGAAGAGAAAAGCCCCACCCTCCGCTCCAGCGTCGTCCCCGCCACCGTCCTGTCCTTTGAACCCGGCGCGGTTTCGAGGGTAGGAGGCCACACGGGGGACGATGTGAGCGGTACCCTCCGCGCCAACGCCGGGGACAATCAGCCCGCCGTGGTCTATGACGCGAGGGGCAACGGCGACGGCGTTATCGCCAATACCATCACAGGCGACCATGAGAACAGGGTGACGGATTATACCGCCCTTGCCGTTGAGCCTGTATTAATGCGTCAAAGGGAGGGCTGCCTTGGCGGAGGTAAAGGGCCGCTCCTGCAATGGGATAAATCCGGCACACTGGCTTGCTCCAACGACCAGACCTTATTCGCTCCAAAAGTTTACGGTATATCCTCATATGAAAGCAACGCCATGAAGTCGCCCTCGCCGACTGCCGGAATCTATGAAGCCGACACCGCCCGGACGCTGGACGCCAACGGCGGCAACCCCGGCTGCAATCAGGGCGGCATAGCCGTGGTGTTCGACGGCAAACAGGTCACGTCCAAAGAAAACCGCAGCAACCCAAAGCCCGGTGACCCCTGCCACACCCTTGCATCCGGCTCCGCCGACAGCGCGGTCGTCGCTATTGAGGGCAACGGCTCCCGCCCGTCCCACAAAGGCAGCGGCGTCAGCGAGGACGGGGTTTCTTTCACCCTTAACGCCACCGAGGTTCACGGTCTGGCTTACGGCATAGACCGCGCCGCTTTCAATATGGGCGGGAACGCGCAATATTCCCCGCAGTTTGATATAGAGAAATCCGCCACCGTTGTGGCGAGGGGGCCTAACGCGGTAGCCCATCCGAGCGATACCACCTACTCCATGACCACGGGGAGTTACACGCAGGTCTGCGAGGAGCAGTCGCCGACGCTGCAAGCGAGAGACTTCAAAGACCCGCCCGTGGTCAACCGTTCGCAGTACATCGTGAGAAGGCTGACCCCGACTGAGTGCGCCCTGCTCCAGGGCTTCCCCCCGGACTGGTGCGCCGGGCTTGAAACGCCCGAACCTACCGAAGAGGATATTGTTTTTTGGACAGAGGTTTTCGAGACGCACCGCCGCATCGCCGGGAAGTCATCCAAACCCAAAAGCCGGAATCAGATAATAAAGTGGCTGCAGAACCCACACAGCGATGCAAAAGAGTATTCTATGTGGGGTAACGGCGTCTCGCTTCCCGTGGTGGTTTTTGTCCTGTCGGGCATTGTGTACTATGCTTCGTAAAGCCCCTTTTTCCGCAGGAATGTTCTACATCAAGTGCCTCAGAAATGACTTGATATCCTGTGCTGATGACGGTAATATGACACACGACAAAGGAACACGACACGCGAAAACGTGCCTGCAACCCTTTGAAATCAAGGAAAAAGGAGCAAAAAGACCATGACAAAGACACACGAATTCAACCTGACCGGGGCGGCACGGAAGCCGCTCATCCACGCCATCGAGAGCTTCGCAAACGTAAAAGGCGTTTATCAGGGTGCGCCGAAATTCGGCTACGCCTTCTACGGTATCGGCGTCCTCGACAAAGAGGGCGCGCTCCATTTCGATTGCGACCTGCAGGTCATCATGGACTGCGTTACTTGGCTTGAGGAGCAGGGATTTACCTGCGACACCACCCCGGAAGAAACGGCCGAGCCTGAGATTCCCTGCTTCCCCGAACAGCCCCATGAGGATTGGGAAAACTGCGCCGGGGACTTTCGGGAGTTTGACGGCTTGCCGCCGAAGCGCAAGGGCATCATGGACATCATTGTTGATGAGCTTAACGAAAACGAAGCAGACGGCGGGCATTGGGAGCGGCTGCACAGCACCCCTCAGATGGAATGCGGGGACGGCAAATGGCGCAACCTTGACGGCACGTTCGCGGGCAGCGCCCCCACAGGCGGGAACGGTGCGCAAGAAAACGGCGGCTCCGAACATGACGCCCTTGCCATTGAAATGCCCCTTGACGGCTTCACGCCTGAAAAACTGGATAACCTCGCAAAGCTCATCGACAGCAAGCGGGAGCTTATCAAGGCCGCCATCGGCGCGGACGGAACCCTGCCGGTCAGTCAGACCGAAGAAGGCAACCTGCGCTTCGATTGGTTCCCTTATACCGAAAACGCCGACGAGGTCTCGGCTTACACCACCCTTGTTTCCAAGCTCTGCTCCATGGCAAAAGAACTGCAGCGCGTTACCTCAAAAGAGAAAACCGTATACAATCAACGCTTCGCCTTCCGGGTATTTCTCATAAGGCTGGGTTTTGTGGGGGACGACTACAAAACCGCGAGGAAAATACTGCTCCGCAATCTCAGCGGCAATTCGGCCTTTAAAAACGGCCCGCCGCCGAAGCCGGGCGAAAGCGAGGAGGTCAATGATAATGCCGAGTAAAGCGCAGCTTGAAGCCGCGAGAGCGAAATATCCAAAAGGAACAAGGGTTGAGCTTCCGAACGGCATGGACGACGAATACTCGCCCCTGCCGCCGGGAACACAGGGTACGGTCATCGGCGTGGACGATATGCTGAACCTCATGGTCAATTGGGACAACGGCTCAAAGTTGAACGCCATCATCGGCCACGACTGCATCGTGAAAGTTTCTCCGATTACCGACACCATTATCAACCAAATAATGGAAGTAAGAAAACAGCCAAACTGCCCGAATATGTTTGAAGTGAAAGCGGTCTTTGAGCTTGCCTTCTCACTGGGCTTCGATGAGCTCTGCGACCTTATCTTTGAAAACACGGGCGCGTATTCGGCTTTCATTATCAGCGGAAACAGGGACTGAACCGCAGTCATAATCTGCACAAATGACGCCCCGGATACGCCTTTACATTCTACCTTTTACAGTCTTGCTATTCCGTTTGGTTTACGGTAATATGTGATACAACGAAGGGCAATAACCCCTTTGAAATCAAGGAAAACGGAGGACAACACAATGTGGAGCGAAGGCATTATTTCTTCCCCGACGACGGGCGGCAAATTCAAATACTGGGTGAAGCATTTTGAGGAAGGCAGCGAATACGGCATCGAAAACAAAGGCCGCATTTCCAAGCTGACCATCCGCAAGCTCGGCGAAAGCCGCGACATCGTGAACTACGACAGGGGCTGGGATGTCCCGGTACCCGACAGCGACGAGATACGAGCGGTTTACGCAATTCTGCTTGAAAAGTACAACTGAGGAGGGCAACGACATGGCAAGATGGATTGAAAAGGTATCCTTCGACGGGCGTCACTTTTACGGCGGCATACCGATGGACGACCTCGCCAAGCTGAAGGAAGAATACCGCGCCAACGCATTGCGGGTTTTGGAAGCGGGCAAGGCAGACCACGTCGCCTACTGCCACATCGAATACGATGCGGAGGGCAACGCCGTATCAGCCGACTTCTACAGCGGTTTGGAAATGGACGACGCGACCTTTTATGAACGCACGTCCACCATCCCCGGCACCGACTTCATCGGAGCGGTTCATCGGATGAAATAAGACAGGAGGCACACCAAAATGACCTACAACGAGATTCAAAAGCAACTGCCCGAGGGGGCGAAAATCCTGCGGCAGTACACGGGCTTCGAGGACGGCACACACCGCGTTATCGTCAAACTGCCCGACCGGGAATTTGAAACCCGCTACATCGTCTGCAAAGACAAGGACACGGGGGCGGAAATCCTAATCGAAAAGCCTTAACCAAGAAAATAACCGAGGCCGCCCCGAAAGGGGCTGTGCCTTATATAAATATATATCATATTATAAGCACTGCCTCGGCGGTGTTTTTTTATTGGAGGAACTCAGAATGACCAACGAAAAACCAAAGCTCCACATAGTTTCGCTCTCGGGTGGGAAAGACTCCAGCGCCCTTCTGCTTATGATGGCCGAACGGGGTATGCCCATTGACCTCATCCTTTTTTGCGATACCGGGCTTGAATTCCCCGCCATGTACGGCCATCTTGACAGGCTTGAAAAATATATCGGCATCCCCATCACGCGCATTAAAGCCGATAAATCCTTTGAGTATTATATGTTTGAACATAAACCGAAGAGCAGATACAACACGGCTCTCAGCCGGGAATACGGCGCTGACCGGGTCGGCAACGGCTGGCCGGGGCCACGGATGCGCTGGTGTACCTCGCGGCTGAAGACCGACGTCATCGCCGCCTACCTCAAGCCCCTCAGAAAACAATACAACATTATCGAATATGTCGGCATAGCGGCGGACGAGGCTCACCGCATCAAGGATAAAAACTATCCTCTGGTGGATTGGGGCGTGGCCGAAAAGCAGGCGCTGGAATACTGCTACGCGAAGGGTTTTGACTTCGGCGGGCTGTATGAACTGTTCGACCGGGTTTCATGTTGGAACTGCCCGCTGCAGGGGCTCAAGGAGCTCCGAGCCCTACGGATAAATTTCCCCGAATTATGGGCGCAGCTTAAAACATGGGATGACCGCTCATGGCGCAAGTTCCGGGCGGATTATTCCGTGGAGGAACTGGAGCGGCGATTCGTCTTTGAGGAGGAGCGCCTCGCGGCGGGGCTGTCTATAACGAACCGGGATTTCTTTTATAATCTCAAGTTTTTATTGGGAAAATAGCTGTCCCGTGGAGCCGTCATATTATTTACAATATGGCGGCTCATGCGCCCTTAAAGCTTGGTACATATACATCTTGCTATAATTCTAAATGTGATTTATACTGTGTCTACAATAAGGAAACGGAGGCAAGCACGATGAAAAAGATGGAAAAAGAAACCGCCCGCATAGCAAATGAAATCCTCAGAATTGAAACCCTCGAAACCCGGCGCAGCGACGAACTGGACTTTTACGACCGCGCCGTGTGGAACATCAAAGCCGCCTTAGAGGAAGCGTACAAGGCGGGACAAAAAGACGGGAGGGCGCAGAAATGACGGATTTGACAATGAAGGAACTGAGACTCCACACCTTACGGGGCGACATACAGCAAATCGGAATGGAGAGCGATTACAACAAACGCGGCATTCGTAAAATTTTAGAACGGCGGTATGTACACGGCGCCGAAATCCCCGTCACCCAAGCCGAGTTCGACAGTGTGTTGGATGAGGAATATAAAAAGGTCGAGGCATGGCGCAAAAATCATATATAAACTTGAAAACAACCGGGGAGCCTTTCGGGGCTTTTCCTCGTACAAATAAATTCAACAACAATTACCGCGCCGTTATATTTAAAAAGTTTGTTTATAATATTGCTTGCAATTTAAAACGATTTAAGCAATATATAGTAGTGCTGCTGCGCGTGAGCGGCGGCATATATTTTTTTGAAGGGATGTTTATTGTGAATTGGACAAAAAGCGAACTGGTGAAACTGTGGACGAACAACGAGAAGCGAAGAGAGTTTTTTAAGAACTACAAGGAGTGGGGCGTTTGGCTGACCGTGCCTGAACTTGGATTGGTGTATTATAAATACACGCTCCCGGACGGCGGCAGGATAGTCGCAATGGAATACCAAAGCAAAAATCCATATCCGGCTTACGGCGGAGGGGAAATTCAAACTACCGCATCGTACTATTTATGGGACGGCGAATATTTTAGCCCCACATTCGCAAGCGACTATGAAATCGTGGATCGGTTGAAAAAGCTGAAAGTCACATTGCAGGCGGAGCTACGCTCCGAGCCGGTCGCAGACGCATAAAACAAACAAATGATAAGGGCTCCTTCGGGGGCTCTTATATATTACATTATAAAAGGAGCCTCTCGGGAGGTTCCTTTTCCTTATATATCAAGGAGGCGGCTATGCGCAAGCTAAAAAAATACAAGCCCACAACATTTAAAGCGGCGAATTCGGTCTACAACAAGACCGCCGCCGACTATGCCGTTAACTTCATAGAATCCCTCTGCCATACCAAAGGCACATGGGCCGGGAAGCCTTTTGACCTCATTGACTGGCAGGAGCAGATCATTCGGGACGTGTTCGGTACACTCAAGCCCAACGGATATCGGCAGTTTAACACCGCTTATGTTGAAATCCCGAAAAAAATGGGCAAGAGCGAGCTTGCCGCCGCTATCGCACTGCTCCTCACCTGCGGCGACGACGAAGAGCGCGCCGAGGTCTACGGCTGCGCCGCTGACCGCCAGCAGGCTTCCATAGTCTTTGAGGTGGCGGCGGATATGGTTCGTATGTGTCCGGCGCTTTCAAAACGGGTGAAGCTGCTTGCTTCCACCAAACGTCTTGTGTACCTTCCCACAAACAGTTTCTACCAAGTATTGTCGGCGGAGGCTTATAGTAAACACGGCTTTAATATACACGGTGTGGTGTTCGACGAGCTCCACACCCAGCCGAACCGCAAGCTATTTGACGTTATGACAAAGGGCTCCGGCGACGCCCGGAATCAGCCCCTTTACTTCCTCATAACCACAGCGGGTTCCGATACGCAATCAATATGCTACGAAACACATCAAAAGGCTGTGGATATTCTTGAAGGCCGCAAATCAGACCCTACCTTCTACCCGGTTATATACGGAGCGAAGGAAGAGGACGACTGGACTGACCCGAAGGTATGGAAAAAAGCAAACCCCTCCCTCGGCATAACCGTCCCCATCGAAAAGGTCAAGGCCGCTTGCGAATCGGCAAAACAAAATCCTGCCGAGGAGAACAGCTTCCGGCAGCTACGCCTTAATCAATGGGTGAAACAGGCTATCCGCTGGATGCCGATGGCGAAATGGGACGCGTGCGGGCAGTTGACAGTTGACAGTGGTCAGTGGACAGAATTTGCGGAACGGTTGGAGGGCAGGATCTGTTACGGCGGCTTGGATTTGTCAAGCTCCTCCGATATCACAGCCTTTGTCCTTGTATTTCCTCCCACCGATGATGATGACAAATTCTACATCCTGCCTTTCTTTTGGATGCCGGAAGACAATATCGACCTCCGCGTCCGGCGCGACCATGTTCAGTATGATCTGTGGGAGAAACAAAAACTCCTGCTGACCACCGAGGGAAACGTAGTGCATTACGGATTTATCGAAAAGTTTATTGAAAATCTCGGTGAAAAATACAACATCCGCGAAATCGCCTTTGACCGCTGGGGCGCGGTTCAGATGGTGCAAAACCTTGAGGGGCTTGGGTTTACCGTCGTCCCCTTCGGTCAAGGTTTTAAGGATATGTCCCCGCCCACAAAGGAACTTATGAAACTGACCCTTGAGCAGAAACTCGCCCACGGCGGCCACCCGGTTCTGCGATGGAATATGGATAATATCTTCATCAAAACCGACCCGGCGGGCAATATAAAGCCGGATAAAGAAAAGTCCTCGGAGAAAATCGACGGAGCGGTTGCCACCATTATGGCTCTTGACCGGGCTATCCGCTGCGGCAACGATAACAGCGAGAGCGTTTACAACGGGAGGGGGTTGATTATTTTATGAGCATCTTTTCAGGGCTGTTCAAATCAAGGGATCGACCTCAAAACAAGGTCGGCGGGGGCTGGAGTTTCCTCTTCGGCGGCACCACAAGCGGTAAGCAGGTGAACGAGCGCACGGCGCTTCAGACCACGGCTGTTTATGCCTGTGTTCGGATTTTAGCCGAAGCCGTGGCAAGCCTGCCGTTACATTTATATAGATACACCTCCGATGGAGGCAAGGAACGGGTGGCTGACCATCCGCTCTATTATCTGCTCCACGACGAGCCGAACACGGAAATGACCAGCTTCGTATTCAGGGAAACGATGATGGTGCACCTGCTCCTGTGGGGTAACGGCTATGCCCAAATCATCCGGGACGGAAACGGGCGCGTCATGGCTCTTTATCCTTTGCTCCCGAACAGGATGGATGTCAGCCGGTCGCCGAAGGGCGAACTGCTGTACACCTACCGCCGGGACAAAAACGACCCCTGGGAAAATCCCGGTGATGAAAAAATCACCCTCCGCCGTGACGAGGTGTTGCATATCCCCGGCCTCGGTTTCGACGGGCTGATCGGCTACAGTCCCATAGCCATGGCGAAAAACGCAATCGGCATGGCGCTGGCCACGGAGGAATACGGGGCTTCGTTCTTCGCCAACGGCGCGAACCCCGGCGGCGTCCTCGAACACCCCGGCGTTATCAAGGATATCCAGCGCGTCAAGGAAAGCTGGAACTCAGCCTATCAGGGTACGGGCAATGCCCATAAGGTCGCCGTGCTGGAAGAGGGCATGAAATTTCAGGCTATCGGCATACCCCCGGAAGCGGCGCAGTTTCTCCAGACCCGCAAGTTCCAAGTCAACGAAATCGCGAGGATATTCCGTGTGCCGCCCCATATGGTGGGCGACCTTGAGAAATCCAGCTTCTCCAACATCGAGCAGCAGAGTTTAGAATTTGTGAAATATTCCCTTGACCCCTGGGTGGTTCGCTGGGAACAGGCAATACAGCAGTCACTTATCCTGCCCTCCGAAAAAGGCTCCCTGTTCGTCAAGTTTAATGTGGACGGGTTGCTCAGAGGGGATTATAAATCCCGGATGGAGGGCTACTCCACCGCAAGGCAGAACGGCTGGATGTCGGCCAACGACATCCGCGCCCTTGAGGACATGAACCGTATATCCTCCGAAGAGGGCGGCGATTTTTATCTCATAAACGGAAATATGCGAAAACTTTCTGACCCGTGGTCGGGTACAAATAGAAATCAACAGGAGGCGACAGATACATGAATGTTCAAACGCGGGCGGACAGTCCGCAAACCACGCCGCGCCCGGAGCGCGAATTGCCGGCGGCGGCTCGCCGCTTCTGGAACTGGGTGCGGGATTCCGACAGCGGAGAGCGTACCCTTTATCTCGACGGGGTGATAGCGTCCGAATCATGGTGGGACGACGATATAACCCCGGCCATGTTTAAGTCGGAGCTTTTCGGCGGCGAGGGCGATATAACCATTTGGCTGAACTCACCCGGCGGCGACTGCGTGGCGGCAAGCCAGATTTATTCCATGCTCATGGAGTATAAAGGCAATGTCACCGTCAAAATTGACGGCATCGCGGCGAGCGCAGCTTCGGTCGTAGCTATGGCAGGCACTAAGGTGCTTATGGCTCCCACGGCGATTATGATGATTCATAATCCGCTGACCGTGGCCATCGGCGACACCGAGGAGATGAAAAAGGCAATTGATATGCTTTCAGAATTCAAAGAAAGTATCATTAATTCCTATGAAATCAAGACCGGGCAGTCCCGGACAAAAATCAGCCACTGGATGGACGCGGAAACCTGGATGAATGCCAATAAAGCGATTGAGCTTGGTTTTGCCGACGGCATCCTTGAGGATGAAAAGCGGCAAAACAGCGAGAGCACCTTCGCTTTCAGCCGCCGTGCCGTCACAAACTCCCTGTTATCCAAAGTAAAGCCCCCGGCAAAAGACCCCGAACCCCCGGCATCCGAAAAGCCTAAAGGCATCCCCGCCGAAAGCCTCTATAAAAGGCTTTCGCTTATTTCTCACTAACAAATATTGGAGGTAATTGAAAATGTCAAAAATTCTCGAACTGCGCGAAAAGCGCGCGAAAGTATGGGACGCCGCAAAGGCGTTCCTTGACAGCAAAACAGATTCCGACGG